TAGCTTAATAGATTGAGCCATATCAGCGGCTGTTGTAACTGGGACATTTTGACATATATGATTTAGATTGCGTAGTCCACCTTGTAATATAAAATCATCAGGTAGTTTCATAATGGTCAAACATTCACGAATCGTAAGATACCGATCTTCTACAGGATGCGTTAACATTGTTGGCATGTGGCCAACGAAAGCTCCAATGTAACTACTAGGAATTTCAGTAGTCTTACGCATAATGTTACCACCAGCTTTTAGCTTAGCGTACATGCGTTTACATTTAATAGCTTCACGTTCGTATCCATGCTCAGTCATCCAATCACCAACGATGTTATAGCAAGTAGTTCTACCTAGCTTTTCTTCGATATAACTTAACACGTTTTCTGATCTCTCTAACTGAGCCGCAAATTCTGGATGAGTCATTCCTGGATGAATAACTTCTAAAATATATTTATAATATGGATTGTCAGTTGGCTTCTTTTGATTAGTCAAGATGTTCATTGGATCGTCTTCTCTACGCTCTACTGACATAATCAAATCTTCAATGCGTTGATGAGGTCTCCAAGTATATCGAATAAGCGGCGTTGTTTCACTCTTCCAAAAGAAGTAAAAAGATCGATCTCTAACCTGACTTAAACCATGAAGCTTAGACTTAGTTTTAAATAAAGAGAAGGTATAACCATGTTGAGAACCAATTCTACGTAGTCTTTCTACAATAGGTTCACCCATCTTACTTGCTAATCTTGGAGCATTCTCTCCCCAGAATACTTTAGGCTTAACTGTTCCTAAAACATACTTAGCGCTTTCAACCATCCAATCATTTGCAGAATTATCCGAAGCAGCTGCAGGAGAAAGGGATGAAAGGCCAGCGCAAGGACATACCGCATTTACTACGTCTACTTGTTTCATCTTCTCAGTCACTTGAGACAAATTATAATATGGTACTTCATTATTATAATGCTCTAAAATGTGCTGATCATTATTAAAGAACCCATCATAAGACATGATATATTCTGGCCTTTTCCCAAAAACTTGTTCCATTGCAATTGTTTCACCACCAATTAGTGGTACTATAGACGCATAATTCATGATTTCTTTACTCGCTCTCTAAGGTCTGTTGAAGAAAACGAATGTCTTCTTTTATTATAATGGGTTGGACATAATCCTTTCCCAGTGTGTTCTACATCTTTGTATTCTTCGCCAACAATACGAATATCTGGATTGATTGTTAGAATCATATCAACGATTTCTTGCTCAGTTGTAAAAGGTATAACCTCATCTACATAGCGACATGCCGATAATTGAACGTATCTTTCAAACGGACTTTGTATTGGTTTGTTCTTAGAATCAGGTCTATCAACTGTTGGATCAATCAGTAATCCTACCACTAAATAATCGCACATTGATTTAGCTTCTTGTAGCATAACAATATGGCCAGCATGAAATAAGTCAAAAGTTGAACATGTAAATCCAACTTTAGCTCCTATCGGTAAATCATTTTTGTTCAAAAACATACTTAACTTGCTCCATAATAAATTCTTTTTCTGGGTGATACTTATGAATTCTTATAAGTTCAGCCGCTGTCAACACGCTTAACAAATCTAATTCAATGTTGTTATAGGTTGCTAAAGTTTTAAATGCCATATCCCAACGATCCATTCTTGGATAGTTGACTCGTAGCGATGCTAAAAATTTAGCTACATCTAATTCAGTACAACCAAACATATTAGGAATAGGATCAATAAGAACTAATTCATTATGCTCTTCAGTAAAAAGCATGTTCTTTATTCCAAAGTCTCCATGAGAGAACGAGGAATTTAAATTCCATATAGTTCTTAGCAATTCTACAACTTCGACATATAAATGAACCTGTGCTAGATGAGCATGGTCTTCAATCCGATCACAATAACTACTAAAAATAAAAGGGCTGGAGTTAGGGATTCTTTTCATTGAGTCTAATGATTCTTGTATTAACGCAAGAGAAACATAAAAATTATTAATAAAAAAATCTTCATCATGATCAATATATTCCATAGTAATAGTATCACCAACTACACGTTCAATCTTTGGCGTAAGAAGCCAAGAGTCAACATCAGAAAACCATTGCTGAACTGCTAATGCATTAGTATCAGTTTTATGTACTAACTTTCCATCGGTGTAAATATCTGAACCAGACAATCCACCTTCGAGTTGTCTTATATCAGTGGTGATAAAATCTTCTGGGGATATACCTTTGTCGTCAATATAGTAAGCGCCTAATGGTTTATTAAAGCTTAGCGTATTATACTTCACATTGTTATTTGCTAACCAATCACGAATCTGTAAGCTATACTTTTCTGCAGCTTCTTCTCTTGAAGAGCATGATATAGAACCACGTGCTGTAAAGATATCAACTGTCCAACCTGAATTAGATAGATCATTTAACTTATTGATCAATGGCCAATTTGGTTCAGCGTTTTCCCAATCTCTATTCTTGGTATGTGCTAAAGTATCATCAAAATCTACTATCAATCTTTTATTATATTCCATTAAAAAAATGCCTCTAAAGAATTAACCGGAGCTTTATATTCAGCTTGCTTTCCATCTATCATTATATGCTGTTTTTTCTTCAGTGTTCCTACAGCAGAAGACATAATAATTTCACCTTCTTTTCTTAATTGTGGAGCATCTGGAAAATATTCACTAATTCTATCTATGGCACTTATTTTAGATCTAGATCCCATAGCTTGTACTTGCGATAAGAACTTAGCTCCTAGAGTTTCAATATTGTTAAAATCAAATATAAGTTTTCTACATGCTTCAGTTCTTTCGTTCCATTCATTTTCACCCATAGACAATAAGATATCAGCTAGCTCTTCTTCTTCTCTAGCTTGTGATATTAAAGGTCCCTCAATAGCACCCCACTTTCTACCATCTGGTGCATAAGCATTATCTGCAAAGTGTCGATTCATAATAGGTAGAGTTAATAGGAATGATTCAATCATGGTATATTCCATGCGTGTACCATACTCATCAGCGTTCGAAAGCTTGTAGCCACACCATGAGGCCTTACAAGAGCCGAGCTGTTCCATACCCCAATCATAAAGGTAACTATCATAAGAATTAATTTTACCATCTTTAGCTTGTTCTTTTTCATTCAAGTTATAACCGCCATCTTTATTTAAAGAATGTTGGTATATCATAGGACGAAACGCTGGAACATATGGAGATGGATTGATCGTTAAATCTTCAGAATACATGCTCACTGAAGAGATAGAGTTTTCGCAGCCTATGATGGATAACTTCCAATCTTTCATATAAGGTTGAATACGGCAAATCATTGCTGGATCTTTTAAAGGAGACATTCTCCCAAGATACAACAAGTGGTTTTCCCTTTCAGAATATGATTTGCGAAACTTATCCATAGATTCTGGAACAATCCATATTGGGTTTTCTATTAATCTATTTGATAACCCTGGATCAAAGTTAGTATAAGCTTCTTTACTAAAACCATCGAGTGACTGAATCACCGCAGTATCAGCATGAGAAAAGATTTCACAGGCCTGTGGTATAGCATTAATGTTTGTTTTTGCGATCGAATGATCATGCATAATTTTTAACGTATCGACTTTTTCTAAGAATCTTCTATATCGATCTACGTATGGAGCTTGCTTACGAGTTGGATGAGAATGAAATACTGACATGTCACAACTGTTTACAGCATTGATAATTTCATTACTAACATCAGTATCATTTTTAGCAATTTTGTATACTTGTCCTAGCCATTGAGCATGTTTTGCTCTACCAAAACTTTGACCATTATCAAAATCTAATATAATTGATTCATGGCCAGCATCAGCTAGATACTTTTCGAATATGAGAGCGCCTCTTGTAACTCCACATCCATCGATACCTTTACCGAATATAAACGCTATTTTCATAATGTAAATTCACCTTTTTAATAATAGATCTATTATAACACAGTTTGCTTCAAATGTAAAGGCTTTGTGCTAAATTTTTCAATAAAAACATTAGACCAACTCCGTTGAGTAGAATCAATGCTCGATCTTTCCACAGAATAGATACCCATAACCATAACATAATACCGCATGCAGATAAAGCTAAGTCATACATTTGTAAACCATCAATACCTCTTATTGACATTGCGGCTAATACAAATACAGAAGCTACCCATTTGACATACCAATCAAGAGTCTGCTTTGGAGTAGCACTCTTATAAATTCTCTTTGAATTTTGTAGTTCTTCAGGAGCAATTGTTTTTATATCTTTAGGACTCATTTTCGTCTATCCATGCTTTATCAGTAGAGTAACCATTAATTTTAGCTTCTCTTTTTTTATCTTTATGCGTTGCAGGCTTATGCAACTTATCCATGTTCTTTTTAACCGGATTCGATTTTGAGGTTGGTTGATTTTTTTTAGCCATTTCGCACCTTTTTACATTCTTCAAAACTTCTCATACTATATCTTACGCCATATAGATCATCTGTATTCTTTACAGAAAACGATAACCATATCATCAGTAATACTCGGAGTAACCATACTCCATTTGTTTTATTCACATTGTCTCCTGGGCACCATCCATTCGTTTATTTTAATTGAGGAATGAAACCCAATGCCGAGTGCACCAATTATTCAGATGAGGAATAATACTCTGATTCAAACTCTTCATTAAAGATACGTTGATCACTTCTTCTTAGGAATACATTTCCATTTGCTGTTTGGCATAACACAAAATTATCACCTATATGATAACCTTCAGGCATTTTCATCATGTTGTGGGGTTCTAATTCAGAGTTAGAATCCACAAAACATATCCCTTGTCTAGTTATCTCAAACTTGTAATCCACATATAACACTTTCTAGCTCTCCCACTCGTCATTCGGCGTATGCCATTCTAAAATTTTACGATGAGCTGCAATTTGCTCAGTATAAACTTTAAGATCTTCCGGATGCGCTGACAAAGGTTCATCCAGATATTCTTCAAGATCTTTGATGACCGAACGTGTTTTAACTACAAACAACTCATCAACAAGATCTGAATATAAATCCATCTTTATAAACGGTTGATTATTTTCATCTCGTAATAACTGCATTATCATTTCCTCTTTATTAAAATTTGGTACGCCTTAGTGGATTCGAACCACTGACCTACGGCTTAGAAGGCCGTTGCTCTATCCAGCTGAGCTAAAGGCGCAATATTCTATTCCGTTGAGTTCCAAATACTATCAGACTCAATTCCATCCTTCATTGCTAAATATTCTTCCACTTCATTATTATACGCGTCTTCGGTATCTGGCACTTCAAGCGCTTGCAAAGCAATTAACTCTTCAAATATACTCCACATCTTTTCAAAGCGCAGTTCAGTGATATACCTTAAACCTAATAATTGGTTTTGTAAAATATCAGCATCTTTAGCATTCAAACTTAAGTTATCAGTATTGTGATAAATTAAATCAATGTCTTCGCATGTACTCCATGCAACCATGATGGCTTGTTCTAAATCAAATCTATCTTTTTTCATAATTATACTTATACGACGTAATCGTATACAACTCCTGCTTCCGCAAATAATTCTTCTGTTATTTTATTTGACTCTACCCAACGATCTGGCGTTGAATCATCTAAACCCTTTGTTACTACTCTTGCTACTCCAACTTGAATAATACCCTTAGCGCATTCTGAGCAACATGGCAATCCTTGAATATATAATGTAGCGCCATCTAATGAAACGCCATTATATGTAGCATTATATATACAGTTCATTTCTGCATGTACTACGAATTGATACTTGGCCGGTCGGTGTTTTAATCTATCAGCAGAATCATTAATACCTCTAGGGAAACCATTATAACCTTGCGCTAGAATTTGTCCTTTGGAACCAACAGCCACAGCTCCAACCTTAGTTGATGGATCCTTAGACCACGTAGCAATTTGTCCTGCTAAGTTTAAAAATCGCTTATCCCACTTATATGTATTCATTATAGCCTGTAAAGAAAAAAATCGCTTATCCCACTTATATTTATTCATTATAGCACCAAGTCAAAATGGCGTTCGTATACATGAAGGTTTTGAACTTGCCAATGGATATCACCTACTTCATAACCAAGATCTTCAGCCATGTGTTGTAAGACATGAAGCTGCCATGCGTAATCATTACGGTAACCGAATATAACATCGTTAGAACGCATTTGAACTACGCAATGGACTTTGTCATCACGGATATAATATGTGACTGAGTTAGTGCAAATGAAATCATTCTTACCATTTTCGTTATACTCATTCCATATTGATGGACGTGTATAGATCATTGAAGCTCTACGAGAATCTGGATTAGTCAACAATTCAGTTAAAGCACGATCCCATTGATTGAAGTACTTATCAGCTTCAATCAAATGACCATAGTTTGAATTGATTTCACCATGTTGATTTGCAGTCATTCGCCATGCTTGCGGTGGCTTTTTATCATCAAAGCCAGTTCCATAGATATCATTGATATTAGTTGATTGTGAATTATACCAATCAATTTCAGCATCAATGTAATCTTGGTTAGGTTTACCAAAGATAGCATTTTCAGATGCTAAGAATGAAGCACCTAGCAATTCAATAGTTTTACCGCCGGTGCGGTCTTCTGTAAAGTTTCTACAGAACAATTCATTTATAAAATATGAACGTACATCATCAATTGTGTTATGCATTTTTTCGATACCTATCGTCAACTTCGGGATGCTCGGATTGAGCTGTCATTAAAATCATTAACTGAGTTGTTGCGTGAGCTAGGTGAGACATACCAGATTCTGGATCTATATCTTCGCCACTGTGCCATTTGTTTAGATGACGTTGAATAGAAGAATACGTACGTATCCAGCTAGTTTCATGTTGGTCATCACGCCAATTGTTTACACCATACTTTTCAGCACCAAAGCCAAATACGACAGCAATGTCTTCAAGACATTCTGGTGGAATCAAGCCTAATGGTGGTTTTTGATCATCGTACTTTGCCATTACTTATTATACCTCAAAACTTAAAGATCTATTATAACATGTTTCAGGGGCTGTGTACACCATTTTTTTAGTTTCTTTATCATAGTTATATACGCCCACTAATTCGTAGTCACCGCTGATAGCATCACCAACCCAACCATATACTCTATGAGCTAGTTGAGACTTAGGCCAGCCAGTTCGTTCTTGAGATTGAACTCTCCAAGAATACTCACTTATATTTTTGTTTAACTGGATTTTACTATAGCTAACTTTATGATCTGAGTCGACGCCTTCATGATCAAACGTGTCATGATATGGTTCTGGGTTATCGGTATGATTTAGTTCAGTCATGCCAATCCATTCAGCATAATGCCCTTTCATAACCATAGGTAATATATTACCTTCAAGATCTCTATGAGAGTCTTTCTTATTAGACTTAATCAGAATGGCTTCTTCTAAAGCACGTTGTCTAAATTCATTAGTATCGATGTTTAGGTCGTCAAGTTTAAATTTCATAATATAGTTCCTTATCAGTTTATAAGACTATTATACCATAGTAGAAGCAGTTTGTACACTGTTTTTTTAGATCATTTTGTTATATGGATATAACTATTTGTAAAAAATATGTTGGTCAATTGTGACTGTTCTATTCAAACTGTCTGCCCAATATGGGTGAACATTATCTGCGTGATAATGCGTCGCGCCTTCAGTAATATCTTGATTTCTATAATACATTAAATTAGCCGCAATCCTTAAAGATGCATTCCATGTAGCACTGTCTTCAGGTACGTCAGACTTGCCATCGCAAAACCAGCTGAATTGACACATATGTCTTACTGGAACAGTTGTGCCTTTCCAATTTTCAAACCATTGCGCTTGATAGACTACATCACAAATATTATTTGGATATTCATCACTCATAACTCTGTTTAAAACAACATGAGATACTGCAAGTTTACCAGCAAGTGGTTGATTACCAGCTTCAAAATAGATGTTCTTAGCCATGCAAAACACATCACCATTTTCATCGGAAGCTTGAGCCATTGGAGCTAAAATTAAGACCAATATCAATACTGGCCATGCTAAGACACAAACCCAAATTAAAATTTTCATAGTTATTTCTTCAAATTTCTCTAACATAATATAATCCTATATATTGTTTTTAAATACGAATTCGATAGCTCTATCAGCTTCCTTAGCTATGTCACGTTTTCCATACCAACCACCAGTTTCGTTATCCAGATCTCTACAAATCCATTCAATTTCTTTGGAAGTAATCGGATAACCTCGTTGTAAAGCATTGCCCGCTGTGGATACCATAATCTTGTACATTTGTAGATACCATCCACCGCCATTAATAACTTTATATTCTTCAACTTGCTTTTTATTTACAAATGGACAATCTTTATACCCAGTCCATGTAAAACTTGTATTTTTTAGCTGGGATTTTCTATGCTCAATAAGTCCGTTTCGAATTGACTCTGGAAGCTTATCGAAAAATGATTCAGACTGTACGACGTATCTGTGAGATTCCATGAGAGCGGTGGGATCCATTGTAGATCCAGAATGTGAGAAGATGAAATTGTAAGCCCCTTTGTATTGACTTGGTACGTAATACATTCGGCTGAGGTCTTTAGTTTGTGCATCTGCAATATCTCCGATTTCTTTGTTAAGTGCGTACCAGAAATGTTTGATTTTATCTGCTGGTACTTCTGCTGTTAAAGGGAATACTAATCTAAATTTTAAACGTTCTTTAGTAGAACTTGCGGTAGAGTAACATACGTAGCGATATTGCGAATACTTCTTTTCAATATCAGCAATATCGCCTTCGTAGTCATCAACATCAACAATGCCGAAACCACCCCAAGCAGTAACATTACTATTGGCTCGGGTGGTTCCGGTCTTATATGTGGCTGGTGATATCAAAGGTGCATCAGTTTTCTTTTGATACTTATCACCATTAGCCAATTTGTATAATACGCTTTCAAATTCATCAAACGTGTTATAATCCATACGCTTGTTGGTTTTGTTGTCGTATATGTTATCAAATATTGTTAAGGAGACCATGGTTATACTCATGTGATGGAGCTGTCCAGCCTTCAGGTTTAATGAGATCTGGTAGTCCTAATGGATTTGGTCTAGATTCCTTGACGCCTACTTCCTTTGACATGTTTGCGCTATGGACTTCTTGCCATGCTTTGTGCGCGTCAATACCAAATAGATCTAGTGTTCCAATTGCCACTACACATAGATCAATAAGACCATCAACGATTTCTTCAGCATCCTTTTCGCCAGTAGCTTTAAACGTTTCATCAAACTCTTCCTTAAGAAATGCTACACGAAAATGTAACAATTGCTCAAGCTTTTCAGGATTATTTTTAATCCATTCGTGTACACCATACTTTTGATGCATTTCTGCAATATCTCTTACCCAATCTACACTCATACAATAATTCCTTGCTTTGGTGGTACCATTATGGTACTAGTTGCTTGCTCGTACTGAGCAATGATTTCGGGGATGGGATTAAGAACAAACACAATATTTGTATCTTTAATTTCTAATCCATCTGCAGCATCGGTATATGGCATGAATGGCATGAAGCCAATTTTGCCTTCTTCGGCCGCATACATTGCGATCGGGTTTTGAACATAATGTCCATCAGGGTAATCACCTACGTACCGTGCTACAATTTCTTCGCCTGTAGTTAACCTGTATAATTTAATGTCTGACATGTTTTCTCCTTATTAATAGATCTATTATAACATAGTTTTAGTTGTTTGTACACTGTTTTTTTAAAAGAATTCATCTAATGTTGCTACCTCAGCAGATGTCCATCCTACGGCAGATAGAATAGGTTCAATAGCATCCAAGAACGTTTTGTTGAATTGAGTATCATAATCAATAAACCGATGTAATCCAAACTCCTCTGGAAGGTAATCACCAAAGGCTATAACGTTTTCCTTGATTTTGTTTGGAGTACGAAGATAGATGAATTTGATCTTTTCGCCATTTTGGATTTTGTTATACTGATTCTTTAGAGATAGATCTCCAATCAGTTTGTTGTGTAAGATACTGCCTCTACAATGAATTGGAGTACCTTTCTTGTATATCTTAAGGTTATCCATGTATTGCGTAAGGTTAGTTACTCCACGAGGGAAAGCAATTTCATGAGGCGGTAATGATTTGAAGTGATTGCGGAATGTTTCAATTTCCTGTTGAACTAGAACTTCATCGCCAGCAATAATGGTTTTAAACATTTGCTTAAGTGCTGCTCGACATGGAGCTGGTGTAGAAGATTTAATAGCTTCAATGCCCATGATCTTAAGCTTTGGTTCAGCATAGCGAACACCTTCGTTGTCCAGTACATTAAGGATATACCTTTTCTTTGCTGTCCAGATGCCACGATCAGCAATAGCTTCACGTTTCATAACCATTCGATTTTCAATGCCACCAAGCATTTCAAATAGTTTAGCATAAGAATCTTCCAAGACAGTTTCAAGCTTTTCCTTACAAACTGTATCAACAAATTCCAATGGGTTAACCGGACTGACTGCTTTAACGAGATCATCTAGCACTACGTAAACAGAATCAGTATCAATAGCAACAACGTAATCCTTTTTGGTTTTAAGTATTTTTCTAAGATAATCATTGATAGCAGTTTCCGCCCAGCGAATAGTAAGCTGGCCGGTTAAGGTAATACCTTCGGCGATACGTTGATCAAAGAATCTAAAGTACTTATTACCTAACGCACCATATAAACTGTTAAGAAGAATCTTAATAGACATTTGTTGGTTTTCAGCAATACTAATATCACGTTGGATTTTATACAATTCAGTCTTATTATTTTTGTCTACTTTTTCCAATTCCTTTTGAGCTGCAATCATTTGACGTTTAATGACAACACGTTCGCTGTACATTTGATCAATAATCTTAGGTAGTATCCCTTGCTTATCAGTAGTAAAATACTGACCAGATGCTGCCATACATTCATTGCTAGTTCTAGGTGGAGTTACTGGAGATTCAGAAAGTTTATCTACAGTAACATTGCCAACCTTTCCACTGATAATAGTTTCAGGAGACATGTTATACTGCATAATGATTGAAGGATATAGTGAGTTTAAGTCAAAAGAAACTACCCATTCGTGCATTCCAGTTTTAGGATCTTTAACGTAACCGCCAGGATATGGAGACTTAAACTTTTCCTCAGCAAAGGGTACAATCACATTATTAGCATACAGATTTCTAAAGATGATAGCATCCCAGATTGCTGTAGTACCCATCACGTCGCCATAGTTAACACCACCGCGATATGCCATGGTGAGAGCTAGTGTAATGAGACCCATCTTATGTTCTAAGCGATCTACCAATTCAACATCTTTAATGTTGTAGTCAATAAACTTTTGGTGATCGTATTTGTAAAGAGTGTGTAGGTTACCATGCTCTTCGTATGAAAGCTTGTTTTCACCAAGAACTACGTGAGCGATGTGATCAAGTTTATATGTTTCTTGAGGGCCGTAAGAGTAACCAAACTTTTTGAATAGTTCAAGGTAATCCATTTGAGCAATACCTTGGATTTCATAAGCGCATTGTTTACGCTGCATAGTTGTGATATCTCTACGATCAACTAATCCCCAAGGTGATAATCGTTTAGCGAATTCTTCGCCATGGATTCTTAGAATACGATTGACGATATATGGTATATCGAAGAACCTTGAATTCCACCCTGTGATTACATCAGGACATTGCGATGGACTAGACCAATGAGCAATATACTCGAGTAACAATTGAGATTCAGTAGCGCATTCCTTATAGACTACACGACAATCTTTCATGTATGTTTTTTCTACATCGTAAGGTTTTAGACCCCACACGTAATATGTGTTATCAATGTTATTTTTCATACCGATTGCTGTGATTTCGTGAGCAGCTTCTTCAGGCTCAGGGAATCCAGAATCAGATTGAACCTCAATATCAATTGAAGTTACATTGATTAAGTTACGATCAAATTTGATATCACCAGGGAATGCTTCGTTGATGTAGGCTGGAATATGCTTATTGTTACCATAGATATGCCGACCTGCTGTTTGCTGATTAACCTGTAACCATTCTTTAGCATCGCGCATTGATTCGAATTTTACGGGAGCAACCTTTGTCCCATCGAGTGCTGACCAACCAGAAGGCTTTGTTGTATTAACAAAGAAGGTAGGTTCATATTTAATTTTTTGTTGTATTTTTTTGCCGTTGTCATAACCACGAAATAGAAGCTGGTTACCGTAACGAGATATAGATGTATAGAATTTCATAATGTATCCATGCCGAATAATAGTATATTATATCATACTTTCAATGTAATGTAAAGGACTATTTTAAAAGAATGGGGAGGAGATCTCCTCCCATTCAGTTTGTTGCTTACAGAATACCGACCTGAAACATAATCATCATCGGGGCCAACGCGACGGTTGCTCCAACAATAATACATGCTTCGAAGCCAGATCTGAGTTCGTTTTTGTGCTTTCTTATATAGCCCATTATTTAACTCCAGTAGATGGTTTAAAATCCACTGAGTTTTCGCTGCTCACCGTCATTCTTGAATGAATGACTTCTTCTTTGATGTCCCAGTAGATCCGATTTCGATCTTCCTAGGTCTCCTCTCTTCTGGAACTTCAACCCTGGCATTCACCACAAGTATTCCGTTCACCATTGAGGCCCCGTCGATTACGACAAATTCTGAGAGTCGGAAGCTCTTCTCAAATTTGCGGGACGATATACCTTTATATGCATACTCTCTTTCATCATTAGAGCTGTCACCTTTAACTAAAAGAATTCCATCCTTGACTTCAATGAAGATATCTTCTTCAGCGAAACCAGCCACAGCCAGTTCAATAATGAAATTTTCATTATCGATTTTTACAACATTGTGGGGTGGATAGTTATCTTGTGACCTTCCAGCTGAGTGGATTCTCTCAAGTTCATTTAGTATGGGTTCAAACCCAATGAATAAAGAACGCGGCACGTTCATAGTATTTCTTACCATTTTTAATTCCTCCTAAGGATATTAGCAAGGTTAATATTTAGATCCCCTAATGGGCAATCCATTATTATTTATACAGGTTTTTTTCCTGTTTATTAATTATGTGATCTTATTCAAAATTCTGTGAATTCGACCACACTTCATTAATTTGTTAAATTTCTTATATAGCTTTCTTATCATAATCTTTGTTGCTGTTACCTATGTTGTACTTAGGGCACAACTGCCATTCCGATTTTTCTTTATATGGAATGACTTTAATTTGTCGCAATGGCGCAATATCTTCTGCTTGGGATGCGGTAACAAAAGTAATGAGACCCCAATCAGAAAGTAAAGTAGCGATTGTATTTCTGCGCTGAACGTCATTCAATAGCAAATTAGATGGTTTTCCATCCAATAAGAATAGTTCTTTAAAGTGAACTATAAAATATCGACCTTGTTTATGCAGAATATGACACGATTGATATAGCTTAGAATCTTTCCTAGATGCTACGCCAATACGCGTTAATGTTTCTCTAATCTTTAGAAAATCATCAGGTTCATTTAGTGTTATTTCCAACATTGAAGCTGGCGTCCATGTCACTATTATATTGTTATTTTCGTTTTCCACCTTTATACATCCTCAATTTTAACGTTTCAATTTGACCATCAGAAAATAGCGATAATACAGATTTAGCTTTTTCATTACTATAACCATAATATTCTTTGATGACATCTAGATTTTCTATTTCAGCGGGCTTAGCCCATTTAGAGAATCTTTTCTTTTTCCTTATTATATTTATAAAAAAATCGAATTGAAGACGATGATCAATGTGATGGTTTTTGTTCATTTCGTTAGCGTATAAAATAGTATCAGGGAAATACGATAACCCGCGGTTTACCATAAATGGTGAGTAGCTTTTTTCAGCAAGTTCATCAACCATAATATCTTTCTTGGTTGTGTTAATTGCATTTAAGTAATCAAAAGGGTTCATTTGAATGAAACCCCAGCCATGATTTCAGTTAAACACGCTACAGTATTTAACTCATGATCTGCAACAAAAGAATTCTTATATTGATAATCAGCAAGAATAAGCACGAGTTGTGGTAAACTTGATGGTTCAACATAGGAAGTCATATTGTCATAGATTTTTCGATATATTGCGGCAGGTTCAGAATCAATATTATTTGAAACCCACTGTCGCATAGATTTGAAGTTCTTTTCTTTTAAGAAGATCATAAGATCATTCAAAGAAACTTCAGATAAAGACACTAGAATACCAGTATCAATAGTACCACTTGAGCCATAACGCTGCAATTCATTTAGAACTTTACGCCAATCTGGCATGTGTTTCATAATGACTTCAGCAACTACGCGTTCATCATATGTAACACCTTCGGTATCAAGGATATGTGTACAACGCTGTAAGAATTGACCACATAGCTTAACACTGTCTTTCTTTGAAACATTAAAATCGATAGTCGTGCAACGAGAATGTAATGGTTCTATAATACGATTCTTAAAGTTGCATGTCATAATAAACCGGCAATTGCCAGAGAATTCTTCGATAAACCCACGTAATGCTGGTTGAGTAGATTGCGCATTAAGATAATCTGCCTCATCCAAGATGACTACTTTGTAGCCACCTTGAAGAGAAACAGAACTTGCGAATTGCTTTATCTTAGTACGTAACGTGTCAATCCCAGACTCTTCGGATCCATTGATTAGTAAATAATCTAGATCAAGTTCGTTACACAGTGCTTTCGCAACTGTAGTTTTACCAAGACCGGCCGTGCCGGCAAGAAGCATATTGTGTAGGTCACCTCCTTTAACAATATCTTCAAAAGTTTTCTTAATTGAAATTGGTAAAACACAGTCTTGAATTGTCTGTGGACGATATTTTTCAACCCAAAGAAACTCAGACATTAAAGTACCTCCCAACCAAGAACTGTACTAACACGGAATGATCTCCATGCATCTTTATCAAGAGACCATACAGCCAAGTGATGAGATTCAGAGTCAATTTTATCAACTACAATAGTTTGATTATTAGCTTCTAGAACAGTGGGGTTGAGGGTACAAGGCATGACTCTTACTTCATCAGAGTCAATTTTTTGAAAGGTTACAGTAACTGTACCTTTTAGTAATGCTTCAATCAGACGTGAACATTCGTTACGATCCATAATAAATCCTTCATAATAAAATTAAATAATAAGAATGCGAGGGAGCTACCCTCGCGTTAAGCTA